GATATCAACCTAAGATTACAATTGAAGTAATCCCAGTTTAATTTCAACATTTTAATAGAATCATATTTATATACATACAAAATGTAAATATATTAATATGTCAAACGATTTCGAATTATTTCCCGGTAAATCCCTAAATGGATTATTTCAGGATATATACAACAACCAAGTACATAAAAAAGCAAGAATCAGCGATTTAATCAATGATTTAAAAAATATGGTTAGAAGTCCAAGCGATATGGGAAACTTAGGACCATTAATTAATTCACTAATAGATAGTTCGATTAGAAACGATGACCATTTAGTTAAGTTGGCAGCAATTGCAACTAAGATTGTAGCAGCTGATAAAAAGACTGAAGGGCAAGAAGGATTCCTATCACCATTTGAAAAAGAACAATTACTTAGAGATTTAGAAGATACTAAGCAGGAAGTTGAAAGAGTAGATGATTTGGAATTTGAAATGGAGGAATTAAAAAAGAAAATGAAGTAATATGGGACTTGGAAAAAATAAAGGAGCTGGACTTTCATATGAGCAAACTAGCTTAGAGAAAAAAGTTGGTTGGGTATCTCATATAATATTAGATGAAACTGATAAATTGGCTATAGCTGAAAAATTAGGTTCTCAAGTAATAGGACAAATCCGATATAGACAATCAAGTGATTTATCTATTCCTGCAGAAAAATTACCAAAAGCAAATCCATTTGATAAAAATTTTAAAAGTTTACCAATAATAAATGAATTGGTTGAAATATATGAACAGCAAGGTGGATTTTATTATAGAAGGATTGGTACAGATGATAATCCAACTCAAACAGCTTTTATAGATGCTATTGCAAGTAATTTTTCACCTGAAAAAGATGATAAGCAAAAAACAACAGAATACCAAAATACAGAAAAAACTGGTATAGTAAATTCATCTGCTAATAGTTCTAATAAATCAGGTAAATATGGTAATTATTATCAACCCCAAGAAGGTATTCATAAATTAAAATTATATGAAGGTGATACTATTATTGAAAGTAGATTTGGACAATCAATAAGATTTTCAGCTTATAATAATTCTAATGGAGAGCAAGATGAAAATGGAAATAGAAAACCAGCATTTGCTCCAACTCTTATATTACGAAATAGAGAATCTGCAGAAAATAATAAAAAAGAAAGAGGTGTTAGTGTTGAAGAAGATATAAATCGTGATGGAAGTATAATAGCTATGACATCTGGGCAACATCAATCTGGATTCATTCCTGGTACTGTTGATGATAAAGGAAAATCTGATTTCAAAACACAACCGGATTCATTTGGTGATTTACCAAAATTAATAGGAGACCAAATGTTATTGAGTTCTGGTAGAATAATTCTTTCATCAAAGAATGCAGAGACATTAATATATTCTAAAAAGAATTTTGGAATAGTATCTGATGGCGCAGTTTCTATTGATACTAAATTAGGAATGGATATTAGTGTTGGTGATGATATTAATATTGTAACTGCTGATAGAGATGTTAATATTGTAAGTGGTAAGGGCAGTATATTTTTAGGTAGTGAGGATTTAGAGGCAATGGTTAAAGGAAAAAAATTAGTAGAATTATTAAACGAATTATTACAAGCTATATTAGACCAGCAATACCTAACTCCATCGGGACCATCGGCAATAGGACCTGTAAATAAAGCAACATTTGCATCAATACAATCTAAATTAGATGGTATATTGAGTAAGTTAAACCAAACTGCATAAGATGTCTTGGCAAGTATTTAAAGATAACATTTTAAGATACGCAAATAATCCAGATGCAATTCAAGATATTGATACTGTTGCTAAATTGTATGCAACAGAATATGATGCGGCCGTAAAAAGAGGATTTGATACAGTTAATAACACAGCTGTAACAAAAGGAAATGTTGAGGCTATGACTCAATTATTTAAAGCAGCTTTACAAAAAGGATTATCATCTACGGCAGATTATGATTTAGTTGGTGAAATGGGAAAGGGTGTTATTGCATATTGGAGTGGCGCAACTTTAAATAATTTTCCAATACCAATAATTCCAGCACCCGGTTCAACCATAAACGTTTCTATTGTTTCTAATTCGGTTAGTAATGCTGGGGTTTGGCAACCACCAATAGTAATACCTGGTAATTCTATCGAAGCAGCAGCTGCAGCAGTAAAAAGAGATATTGAAGTAGAATATCCAATTAGTAAAGAAATATATGAAGCTCAATTTGAAACTAAGCAAGAGGCATTGGAAAATAATAGTAAAGTAACTAAAGAAGAAGCATTAGAAAATGTAGCTATTTTTTATAGTGAATTGGAGGCCAATCCGGGTGCACCTAATTTAGCCGGAGATGGAGACCCATATCCATATCCAAAAAATCAAGATAATATATATGATGAGAAATCAACTGGTGGAGTTAAAGGTGGTGGTAAAGCTACGAATGATAAATTGTTCAAATTATGTGGAAACGGATTATGGCCGGCATTAGGTGAACCTGATAATTTTGAAATACAATCATCAGATGGTACTAGAACTTGGTATAAACAAAATCCAGAATATCTTAAAAAAAATTGTACTCAAATATATGTACCAACTTCAAGAGGAAATGTACAAGTAACAATTCATAAAAATTTAGCTGCAATTGTAAAACCTGCATTTGAAAAAATAAAAGCTCAAGGATTACAAAAATATATACACACTTGTGATGGTGGACTAGCTGTAAGAAATGTAACTGGTGGTAATAGATTATCAAATCACGCTTGGGGAACTGCTATTGATATGAATGCAGCCGAATATCCATATGGTTATAGATTTGCAGAAGATGGTATTTATAATAGTAACGGAAAGGTTAGAGATTTTAATGCATTTGATATAGGGTTTAGGCAAGTTGCGCAAATATTTAAAGATAGTGGTATGACTTGGTTAAATAGTCATGACCCAATGCACGTTTCAATATATGAATAATTATGTCAATAATAACACCAAATAGTAATACAACTTTAATAATTGATGATTTTATAACTTATGCAACTAAGCATTTAAGTACAGTAAGTGGTATTATCAATACTGTTTCTTTATATCCACCATTACAAACACCAGGTCCTGGTGTTATAATTTGGAGTGGTTATACTGTCCAACCATCTACACCGGGAGGTGGTATATCTACACCTGAAGTTGATACAACTGAAATTGAATTTACGCAAGCACAATTACAAACATCAAATCAAGCTACATTAGCTGGAGCTGATATAAATTCAGCCACTGCAGCTGGATTCTCAACACCAATTGATGCACCACCACCAACAGAAGAAGAAGTACAATTTGTAGAAATGCAACTAATAGCAGATGTAGTAAATCAAGAAGACCCACCATTATCAGAAGAAGATAAACCAAAAAGTGGAATTGCACAAGAACCAAATTATAAATCAAAAGTAAAAGTACCACAAGAATTAGTATTGGCTATGAAAAAATATGGTGTGGGTTCTACTAATTTGGAAAGAGCTCACTTCTTAGCACAATGTGACCATGAATCTGGTGGATTTATATACAAACAAGAAATAGCATCTGGAGCAGAATATGATGGTAGAAACGATTTAGGTAATACTCAACCTGGTGACGGAATTAGATATAAAGGCAGAGGATACATTCAATTAACAGGTAGAGCAAATTATCGTAAATATGGACCAACTGCAGGAGCTGATTTTGAAAATAATCCAACAATAGTGGCAAGTAATTATTACGCAGATACCGCATGTATGTTTTGGAAAACTAATAGATTGGGTAATAAATGTGATGATGATACGACTACTACAATCAAATTAATTACAAAAAGAATCAATGGTGGATTTAATGGATTGGATGATAGAATACGAAAATTTACTAAATATTGGACAGAATTGCAAAAAGACCCAACGTTATGGAGTTAATTCTTAAAATACTTAATTGAAATATTTATAAACATAAGAAAACAACATATGGACACAGATAAATTATTAAAAGCTATACAAATCCTTATAAAAGAGGAATTGAAAGAGCAATTACCTGCGTTAATCAAAGAATCCGTACAAAAGGAAGTAAAAAGATTATTAAGTGAAGGTAAACAACCAGTACAACCTAAAAATACTGGATTATCAATGGCTAAGGCTATGATGGAAGATGAACCAATTGTAGAATCGATTCAACAAAAGGAAGCGCCAACAAAGCAATACAGTAAAAATCCAATGATTAATCAAATCTTAAATGAAACAAAAGGAGGAATCCCACAGGGAGATGGTGGGTTTAGAACAATGAATTTTGGACAAGGTGATATGGGTTCAATTGTAGGTAAAACTGCATTGGCTGAAAAAATGGGTTATGGTGAAATGGCTAAAGGGCCTCAACCAACTGGATTGGGTGTGAATACTGGAGTAGCTGAAATAGATAAAGCTTTGAATAGAGATTATTCAGAACTTGTAAAAAGATTTAAAAAGAAATAATGGCTATTGTACTTGGTAAAAAAATGATGATTGATAGTAAGCAGTTTGAAGACTACGCTATAGGTATAACATTGCCAATACAAATAGGTAACAACGCTTTTAATCAAAGTTTTAAAACAGCAGACCAAGCAAAATCTAACATAAAAAATTTGTTACTAACTAAAAAATATGAAAGGTTAATGCAACCTCAATTTGGTAGTGGATTGCAAGAACTATTATTTGAAATAAATGATGAAGAATTTGCCGAAAAAATAGAAAATACAATAGTAGATACTATGGCGTTATGGTTACCATATATAAATGTTGATAGTATAGATATACAGCAATCAAACGAATTAAAAAACGCAAATACAGTAGAAATATCTATTTCATTTAGAGTTGGAGAAACTCAAAATTTAGAATCAGTAACATTTAATGCACAAGTATAAAAATGGCTATAAACACAATAAATAAAAACTTTAAGAATAAGGGTAAAGATATAAAATATCTTAATAAAGATTTTGCAAGCTTTAGAGGTAATTTAATTGAATTTGCAAAAAACTATTTTCCAAAAACTTATTCTGATTTTAATGAAACATCACCTGGTATGATGTTTATTGAAATGGCATCTTATATTGGAGATGTGTTATCATATTATACAGATGATACATTAAAAGAATCTTTAATGCCATACGCTGAAGATATTCAAAGCGTAATAGCATTATCTCAATTTTTAGGATATAAACCTAAAGTAACATCTCCTGCAATTTCTACTTTATCTGTTTATCAATTAGTACCATCAATAGGTACTGGATTTAATAATGAACCTGATTCTAAATTTTATCTTAGAGTTAAAGAAGGTATGGTAGTTGCATCAACAAAAAATAATATAGAGTTTATAACAACTGATGTGGTTGATTTTTCAAATGAAGTGGGCAGAGAAATAACAATTTATGAAAGAGATGTAAATACTGGAGAGGTAACATTTTATTTAATAAAAAAATATGTTCAAGTAATATCAGCTACTAGACAAATAAAAGAAGTAAATTTTTCAAATTATGAATCATTTCAAACAATTGATTTGCAAGAAACCGATATTATTGAAATATATGATGTAAGAGATTCTAATAATAATAAATGGTATGAAGTTCCTTATTTGGCACAAGAGATGATATTTTTGGATTACCCAAATACAGAAGCAAATGATTCTGACTTATATCAATTCAAATCAACAGTACCATACATTTTAAAAACTATTAAAACTCCAAAAAGATTTACTACTAAAATAAATCAAGATAGTACAACTACTGTTCAATTTGGAGCTGGTGACCCGACTGCTAGTGATGAACAATTAATACCAAATCTTAAAAATGTTGGATTGGGATTACCAAATTCTATTAGTAGATTAGAAGAATCATTTGACCCAACTAATTTTTTAAAAACTAAAACATACGGAACATCACCGGCTAATACAACTATTACTGTAAAATATTATACTGGTGGTGGTGTTAAATCAAATGTTACTGTTGGAGAACTTACTAAAATAAATTCAATAGAATTTGAAGAAAGTACAAGTTTATTTTCAGCCGCAGAAAATGCTATTTATAATTCAGCAAAAAATTCATTAGCAGTTGATAATGAAGTACCAGCTGTTGGTGGAAGGGGTGGAGAAACTATTGAGGAAATTAGACAAAATGCATTAGCAAATTTTGGAGCACAAAATAGAGCAGTAACTGCAAAAGATTTTCAAATAAGAGCGTTATCAATGCCAACTAAATTTGGTTCTGTTGCTAAAGCATTTGCAGTTGCAGATGGCACATTAGACAATAATTCTCCATCATCTATATTAGCATCTCCAAATCATTTGCAAGAATTTACCGATTTGGTAATGAATTTTGTTAATAAACCAGATGAATTAGAACCAACACAACAATCCGTTCAACAAGAAATAACACAATTTCTTATTGGAAAGACTTCAAACGAAAATGAAAAAAATAATCCATTTGCAATTAACCTTTATTTATTGGGATACGATATAAATGGACATCTTACTAATCTTAATAGAGCAGTTAAAGAAAATCTTAAAACATATATTAATGAATATAGAATGTTGACTGATGGTATTAATATTAATGATGGATTTGTAATTAATATAGGATTGGATTTTGAAATAATTGTATATCCAAATTATAATAAAAATGAAATTCTTACAAAGGCAATAATAGAATTAAAAGATTACTTTAATATTCAAAACTGGCAATTCAACCAAACAATAAATTTGAGCGAAGTAGAATTATTATTAGCAAATATAGAAGGGGTTTCATCAGTACCTTCAATAAAAGTAACAAATAAATGTGGTGGACAATATTCACCAAATTCATACAATATAGATGCGGCAACTAAAGATAAGATTGTATATCCATCTTTAGACCCATCAGTTTTTGAAATTAAGTTTCCTGATGCAGATATTAAAGGTAGAGTAAGATAATGGCATACTATTTTATGACAGCATCAAAAGATGCAACGGTATATCTCCAACAACCAAATCAAAATACTGGTTTGGATGAGATATTAGAAATAAGCAAACTATATTATGGTAACATAAAAGATATAGCTCATGCTTTATTAAAATTTGAAGTAGGATACCTATCGGCATCTCTATCAAATAATACATTAAAAATGAATGAAGCAACTCTTGTTTTAAAAGAAACAAAGAGTGAAGAAGTACCATTAGAATATACAATTTACGCTAATGCAGTTTCTGGTGCTTGGGAAATGGGTAAGGGTACTCGTTTTGATAATATATCAACAACAGGCGTAACTTGGAATTATAGAGAGGGTGATTCTAAATTAGATTGGCTTCAAAATAACTTTAACTCAGGCACAACGGCTAGTGTAAACAATGGAGTTGGTGGAACTTGGTGGACTGCATATCAAGCATCACAAGGATTTAATTACCAAACGACTGATATTAATATGGATGTTAAATCTTTATTAAAAAGTTGGATGAGTGGTTCTATTCCAAATGATGGTATTATATTAAGACATGCAAGTGCTAAAGAAGTTGATACACAAGACTATGGTTCTATAAAAGTATTTAGTAAAGAAACAAATACAATATATCAACCAAAGATTAGAATAGGTTGGGATGACCAATTATATGTAACTGGTTCTTTAATTGCATTAACTTCGGAAGATATAAAAGTAGGAGTTACTAATTTAAAAGCAGAAGTTAAACTTGGAACTAATCCAAAGATAAGAATATTTGCTAGAGAATTATATCCTATTAAAACGTTTACTAATCAGTTTTCATATAGTACATCTCATTATCTACCAACAACATCGTATTATCAAATTAAAGATGTTGCATCGGATGATATTATAATTCCATTTTCAGATTACTCTAAAATTAGTTGTGATGAAACTGGTAACTATATAAATTTAAATGTTTCTAATTGGGAAGCTGGAAGAACTTATAAAATAGAATTTAAAATTGATATGAACGGAAACGTTCAGTATTTTGATGAAGATATAACATTTAGTATTGTAAAAAATTAAGATGGTAAAAACTGGACTACAAAATGAAGCATTAATAAGTGAACTTTTGGTTAGTGGCTCATCAGTCATTACAACTAAAAATAGCTTTGGTGTCCATACATTTGAACAAACAAGCGATACTGATGGTGTTATATCAGCTAGATTAGTAAAACCAAAATATAATCAATCTGAGTTAGTAAAATCAATTGATACCGTAATATTTGAATTATTACCTGTGGCGCCGCCACCAATAGATGATAGAATACCAAGACCAATATATAATCAGGTAACACAATCGGTAATTGATTTAACTGCACAGGTTGAAGAATTAACTACTGAAGTTTTTACATTAAGAGCAAAAGTTCAAGATGTTGAAATCGTATCTGAAAGTTTAAAAGTACAATTAGATTTAAAAGATTTAAATGTAGCATCTTCACAAAATCAAGCTAATCAATTAACATCTAAAGTTAGTAGTACTATTACAGAATTACAAAATTCAATG